GTCCTCGCGCCGCAGGATTTCCTTCAGCCCATCGCTGAGCGAGCGAATCGTCCGCTCGGTCAGGATCGCGTGCCCCCCGCACACCTCTCGCGCGACCTCCGTCCCGTAGCTCACGATCGGCACGCCCATCGCCATCGCTTCCGCGAACACCAGCCCAAACCCCTCGGTCGGGCTCGGATACAACAGCACGTCAATCTCGTTCAAAAAATCCGCCGTCCGCTGTGGCCCCACAAACGTACAGCGTTCCACCGGCAAACTGTCAGCCATGAGGCGACATTTCGCCTCGTAGCCAGGACTCGCCCCCGCTTCCGGCCCGGCAATCAACACATCGAACGGCGGCACCGTCGAGTCCTCCTGCGCCTCGCGACACGCCAGCAGGAACGGCTCCATACCCTTATCCGTGCCAATCCGCCCAATCCGCCCGACGATGAGCCGGTTGCTCGGGATACCCACCTGTCTCCGCAGCCACCCCTCCGGAGCAATCGGACGCAGCTGCACGAGATCAATCCCATTGTAGATGGTCTGACAGAACGGATTTAGCCGCGTCACAACATCCGTGACGCCGACCCGCGCGCTCACCACTTCCAGCCGGTTCGGACTCTTCACTGGCGAGTGAATCGTCTCTACCACGGGAAACTGTCCACCAAGATTCGCGGCCAACTCAGAAATCGCCCCGCCACAATGCACATGGATCAGGTCGGCCTCCAACTGTGCGCCGTGATCCGACATCGTAATCACGACCCCGGCCTGCTCCAACGGCTCGCGCATCGGCCCGTCCTTGTGAGCCAATACCTTATGCCGATGCTTTGTATCGTGGGTCGCCAGCGTCAGCACCACCCGCTCCACGCCGCCCAGCTCCAGTTGCCCCAACTCATGCAGGATGTCCATCACAGCCCCAACCATTCCGGCCGCTGGACATACCATGAAACCGTCCGCGCCAAACTCTCATCAAACGCCACCGGCGGCGTCCAACCCATCTCCTGCAGCTTCGTCCCGTCCAGCGCGTAGCGACGGTCATGGCCCGGACGCGTCTTATGAAAGTCCACGTAATCCACCGCAATCGGCTTCCCGACCATCGCTTCGATCTTCCGCACAATCGTCCGGTTATCGTGCTCCTCGTTCCCGCTCACATGGACAATCGGCCCAACATCGCCTTTGTCCAACAGGAACACGAGCGCGTCTGCGTGGTTCCGCGCGTGCAACCACGTTCGGCTCCCGATCCGGTCGGTCGTCACCTCGTCCCCAGTCGAGAGGTCGGTCAGGTCTGCATGCAACGGCATCGGCTCACCAACCAACGCGCATCGCACCGCGCGCGGGATAAGTTTTTCCCGATGCTGCCGTTCCCCAAAGTTATTCATCGTCCGCGTAACCACCACCGGCAACCGGTACGTCGTCCGGTAGGCCATCGCCAGTGCATCCGCTCCAACCTTCGTCGCAGCATACGGGTTCGACGGATTGACCGGGTCCGTCTCCTTAAAGAACACTCCATCCGGTGCCGGACCATAAACCTCATCGGTCGACACACAGATCAACCGCTGCAGATCGGTCTGACGTCGCGCCCACTCCAGCAGGTGATACGTCCCCACCATGTTCGACGCCACGAACGGACCCGGGTTCGCGATGCTGTGGTCCACATGCGTCTGCGCGGCTAAATGGATGGCATAGTCCGCGCTCCCAACCAAATCCTCATCAGTCCCGGTCAGCGGCTGCTGTAAATCGTGCAGCACAACCCGAACGCGATCCTTCCACACCTCAAACCCGTGCATGTCCAACAGCCGGTGGAACGACCCGGCATAGCTCAGGTTATCCACGATCACCACGTTCCAATCCGTCCCGACCAAGATGTGCTCCACCAGATGATGCCCGATGAAGCCCAGCCCTCCCGTCACCACGATACGCATGCGCTCTCCCCTCACGCGGTCAACTGCCGTTTCCGATCCCACTCCACCACCACGATGTGCTTGCTCAGTTCCGTCTCAACGCAATCGTCCACCCCGTCCTCGGTGTGGTGCCGGATCGCTACCCCGGTCAGCTCCCACTGATGCGTCGGCTCGCCGAGCCAGTACGGCCCAACGGGCAGCGTCCAGATCAAATGCCCCTTGCTCACGCGCTGCGCTTCCGCCAGCACGTGGCCCTGGTCCTTGCCGAGATGCTCCAAGACCTCGGCCAGCACCACGGTATCGAAATGGTCGTCCGGAAACGGCAGCGTCCGTCCATCGGTCAACAGGAAGGTCACATCCGGGTAAGCGGCCTGCGACTTCTGAATGTTGTCCGGCACGATGTCGACGCCGACCACCTCTCGGTTCCCCTGCTCGAAGATACACTGCGAGAGCTGCCCATCGTTGCAGCCAAGATCGAGCACACGCCCCGGCCGCGTCCGCTTGGCAACATGCTCGATACGACGCCGCATGATCGGCACGCCATGCCAGTAGGACTCGGCCCACTTCATTCCGGCGCAAACTCCGTGCTCGGTACCGGCCGCTCCCCGATCGCCAGCGTCACACAGCGATCGAAATTCAGCGTCGCTACCTCACCCCCGGGATACCGCAGCACCAAGGTATCGCCCTCCAGTTCGATCCCTGACGGGTAGAACCTCCCAACCGCTCCGTCCGCCTGCGCCTGCTCTACCACCAAACACTTTCGCATCATCCCTCCCTAATTACGCATCGTTCCGCAGCGAGTCCTTCTCCAAAAACTCCCGCTCCGAGAACAGCGTCTCCGCAGTCTCGGCGGTCGCCTCTGCCGGCTCGATCCCGCTCTGCGCGCTCTCGGACAGCGTCTTAGCGAGCTCCAGCAAGTACTTCGCCGCGTCCCCAGTCGTCTCCGCATACTTCCCGGCCGTAACGGACTTCGCCAATTTCGCGTAGCTCGCCGCCAGCGACCGGCACGCCAACGCTGCTCCCGCATATGCGTTCCCGCCAGCCAACTCCAAAAACGCGTCAATGTCCGCATCCGTAAACACCGCGCTCGCGCTGACCGTATCCTGAATCAGCAGCCGAACCTTGCCGCGCGCCGTAGTCGGATCATAGGTGAACGCCATGCGTCCTCCGCGAGGACAGGGCCGGGGGCCTGCGCCCCCGACCCGACCTCATGCCTCGGCTCAGTCGCCGAGCTTGTAAACTGCCTGGTAGAACCCGGCCGCCACCGCCCAATCGTGGCGCACCTTGTACTCCAGTTCGTCGAAGTCGTAACCCCACGGGTCCTCCCCGCCAGCTACGCGGCTCGCCGTCGCGTTCTTGACGAGCACGTCCGGGTCCTCTTTGCCGTTCAGGAACCCAACCTCGGCGAAGTGCAGCTCCGACGGGTCCACACACAGGTAGGATCGCCCAGAGAAGCTCAGGAACGGTTCCACCAGCACATCGAACGCCCCCTGCATCGGGTTCGACGTGAGCGTAGAGGTCGATCCCCCACGCACTTCTGTGGCCGTCTTGAGCCACTTCGCGGTAACTTCGAGCGCCGGGGGCACAATGAGCCAGAACTTCGACCCGATCCCTAACTTCTCGCCCGTATGTGGGTCCGTCGCCGTTTTCAGCGTCCGCATAGCCGTGTCGAGCGTCTGAATGCCCGTCACGTTCGCGGTGATCGCCGTGTGGCCGTCATTAGTCCACGACCCGCGCGCGGCAAACAGCGCCGTGCCATCGTAGGCCGCCGCATTAGCCTCCAGGACCGCGACGATCTGCTTGACCATCGTACGAGCCGTCGCACGGCCAAATCGACCGGCCACGTCCGTGAGGCCCTGCAGATCATCATTGATGACCGCTTGGCGCGTCACCGACCAGGTCCGGCCGTACGTCTTGGCCCGAATCTGATAGCGCGACTCGCCAATAGCGTGATCCTGGTAGCTGCCCCCTTCCGCCACCTCCAGCAAGTCCGGAGACTCGCCGAGAATCACGCGGTCATGGGTTTTAAAGTCGGCCAGATCGCCGATCTTCACGTACGAACGCCAAGGCGAGTTCACGCCCTTGAACACCCGCAGCAACGCCTTGTGCTGCAAATTGGCGAGCAGGTACGGAAAATCCGACGTGGAGCCAGACTCTTTCAGGTCCTGGTACGCTTGCAATAGGGTCTTTCGCATTATTATCGTCTCCGTTCTCTTTAGTCAGGTCACATGCTGGTGCTGCTCGAACTTACGCCGGCCACTGCGACTGCCCACGCGGAGCGAGGCCGCGCAGCATCGTATTCACGGCATAGACTTTGTTCGTGGCGTCGAGCACCCCGACGATCTGCCCGATCAACACGTCATCGTTCGCGTAGCCAATGCTGATAGCATTCGCGGACGTATCCCAGTACAGGAACGATCCGACCCCAACCGTAGCATCGCCACCGATATTGCTATAGGTCAGGCCCCACACTCCATCCTGCGCGAACGCCACCGTCTCACCCACAAGCCCGTTGATTAGTGGAATCCCCAGGATTTTATTGTTGCGCGTGATCGTGCCGGACGTCACCGGAGACGAGACCACCGCCACGTCAATGCGCCGACCATTCGCTCGATAGTTCTTTGCCATCTGCGTTCTCCTCTAGGACAGCTTTTTCAGCTTCGGGATACTGTGTGCTGCTTAACCGGCAGTCGCCGGCTTGATGCCCATGCGCTGCTCGGCAATGATGTCCGCCAAGCTCTCGACCTGCGACTTGCCAGCTCCGCCGGCCGCACCTTCACCATCCACCTTAAGCCCCTGGCCCTTGAGCAGATCAAGCGTACGCTTAACATCCGCCTGCACCGCCTCGATCAGCTTGGCCTCCGACTCGTAGGTCTGTCCAGCGAGCGAGTCCACGATCCGCTGCTTGAACCCCGCGCTCAGACGCGTAGCGTCCAGTGTCTTGCGAATCAGATTCTCCTGCGTCGCCTTCACGTTGGCGGCCTCCAGCGCGCTCACCCGGGTGCTCAACGTTTCCATCAGTTTGCGATCATCATCCGACATCTGCTTCCCCTTCTGTTCCTGGTCCCACGCCTTCCGCAGCTCAGGCTCCAACTCCTTGCGATATGCTTCCAACAAGTCGGCCCGGCTCTCCTTCAGGTCTGCGAGATGGATCAGCTCCAACGACATGCGATCCTGCCCCCTCGATTCAAAAATCTCCACCACGCGACCGCGCGCACCGGGCTCCGTGACCCAATCCACGGAAGAGAACCGGCCCTGCTCGCCGCGTTCCACCAGAATCTGATCCACCACCTGCATCTCCACACCATCGATCTTCGATATGTGCGAAGCTCCGCGTGTATTGATGCTGAGGCCAATACTACCGCGCGCCACAGGATCGGCCAATAGCTCTCGCAACCACGGTTGGTGGACCGCGATCCGCGCCATCGCCTTCCCACCCTCGAACCAACTTTCCACGATCGTACTTGCCCAATCCTTGACCGACCGCTCCGGCCGGTCGCGCTCCTCGCGCGCAGACGGGTGATCCACGTACATCTTCAGTCCTCCGAAACGACTCGCCACCTCGCGCACCGTCGCCTCCGGGTAGTGCCGTCGCTTGACCGGGTTCGTCCCGGCCTCGATCAGGACTCCGATCACCTCACCCTTCTTTCCGTCCCACGCCGCATCGCGCAATACCTGCCGCTCCGCCAAGTCGACACGCTCCCCTCGTGCTGCGGCTTTCGCGACGGACTCGGTCAGTGACGTCACATCCACCTTCGCCGCCTCAGCTTCCCGCAATAGCGTGGCCTTCGCCTCGACCCGCTGCGACTCGGTCAACGGCGACGCCGCGGCCGACACCAACGACGCCTTCAGCCAGGACGGGATCGTCTTACCCTGTGCATCCCGATACGGGAACCACCGCAAACTGCGCGGCACCGTCCGGCCGTCCGCATCCAACTCGCCGCCTGCCTCGATCAGCGCAAATGCGCGATCCGGCAGGGCGTGTAGTTCCTCGATCCCCAACGCCCCGGTCGCCAGCTCCTCCAGCCCAGCCAACGCCTGGTGCGCGTGCTCAATAGACGTGGCGCACGCTTCCTTCGTCTCCTTCGGCATCTCATCCAACATCGCCTGCAGCTTGTTCCGGACTTCCTTCAGAAAAGTCCGAACCGACGGCGCACCCAGCTTGCCCTTGATCCCGTCATTCACCTGCAAGATAAACTCATTGATGCTGGTCACGAGATTGAGCACCGACCGCTCCGCCTGCTCCTGCTTCAACTCGTCCGCCGACGGCATGGTGAGTCCTTCCTCGCGGAGCTTGGCCACCATCTCCATCAGCGCCCCGATTTTGCCGGACAACTCCGCCGCCCGTTCCCCACGCACCCGCGCCAGATGGTCCCGCGCCGCGGTCGCTCGCCGTTCCAATTCCTGTGTAATCACACTCATCGCATCTCCGCCTCGTGCAGCTGCTCCAACGTTTCCGACGGCAGGCGGGCCACAGTCAACCGAACAATCTCGTCGATCCCGCGCTGCATCTGCGCCAACCGCTCGCTCGACCCTGACGCCTCGGCCAACACCGCCTGCGTCGCCCGGAACAGCCGGGCTTCCACCATCTGCCACTGCCGCTGACTCTCCTCCAACATCGCCCCGCGCGACCGCTCAACCCCGTCGCGCATCGACACGCGTGCCTCACGCAGTAGCGTCTGGGCATCCCGCACCGCCGACGCAACCTCCGCCACAGCCGCGCGCAGCCCCTGCTCGCGCAACGCGGACTCGACCATCGCTTCAGCCACGGCAGTCCGCGACTCCCCCACCGCCTGCACGATATCCTGCAACCGTGAGAGAACGCGCTCCTTCTCGGCCACGGTCCATACCGTATCGCCGCTGGCTACCCCGCTGATCTGCAACCCTTCACCGAGCGACTCGCTCACCAAGATCGTGTCGGTCAGCTGCTTATCGCGCCAATCATCTGCCCCGGATGCCGACGCCTTAATGAGCAGCTGCCGTGCATCTGTCTCGGTCGCCGTAAGATTGACCTTGTAGAACCCACTGCCGATCTCCGTCACGCTCCCGGCCACCGCGGCAAACGCGCTCCCATCTTTCGAGATGGTCACGGCCGGACTGGCCGAGGTTTTCCCGGCCGGACGATTCCCGCTGTCCATGAGAAAAAACCCATACCCGGTCACCGCCACGCCGCGCTTGAGATAACTACTCATGTCACCGCACTCCGATCAGGCTGCCTTCCGCAAAGCCGCGCTGCAACGCCCGGAAGAAAATATCCCCGCCCACGCTCACCGCCAGCCAATTCAAATTCCCGTCCGACACCCGTAAGCGATAATGCTGGGCCGTCACGGTGTCCTGCAACGTCACGTCATCGTCCTGCACGGTCCCGGTGCTCTCCCACCCGACCTGCCCATCCTGCACAAACACCGTCCAATGCGCGCCGGTCTCCGTGTCCTCGACGATCGGCTCTGCCGACGCAGTATCGAGCGTGCTCTCCAACTTGAGCGACCCATCCTCGAACGACAGCGCCACACGCCCAGCGGTCGTCCTGTCCGTCACGACATACGTAGTCGCCATCGCTCACACTGACGCGTGGTTCATGTTTGACGCCACCCACAACCACCCATCAATCACAAACTTCAGCAAGATGCCGGCCAGACTCACCCCGATCACCCCACCCCACCGCCTGAGCGAACGATAGAAGGACTCCATGTTCAGCAACCGATGCGCGAAGCTATCCTCCACGTGTCCGTTGCCGAGCATCACGACCCGCAACTCCTTGACCATCTTCCGCACATCCTCGATATCATCATGAATGTAACTGTGCGCCCGCGCCAGTGTGCCGGTTTCGCTCTCGATCTGCGACACGCACCGATCCACCTGCGCCTTCAGCTCGGACAACCGATCCTCGAACCGCTGGAGCGTCACCGCGAGCTGCGGCGCATCCTTCCGTCGCTCATGCTCCCCATCCCACCCGCCGACCATCCAACCACTCGCGCTACTTCGCCTGGCTCATGTTCCACGAAAACTTACCGAGCCCATGCGCGAGGTTCGCGCCCAACGCGGCTAACCCGCAGAACCAGAACCACGAGCCGACATGCTCGATCATGCCGCCTCCGCGAAGAATGAACGCCCCGCCTAACGCCAGCATACCGCCCAACGCGTTCCGAATCAACTTATCGCTCACTGTCTCGCCCATCGCACCCCTCTTTGTCAGCCACTTCCGCACCGTCACCACACGTTCTCCGACTATCCCATCCTCGATTAACCACCCCGGATACGTTGCCGCATAATGTCGCCCCAACTTCGGACACGTCACCGCATACAACTGCTGCACCCCTTTCGACACCGCCAGCAGGCAGAACCGTGCTTCGTGCAGCAGCGTCTCCTCGCGCGTCACCACCGGTTCGTGGTGAAAATCGATCACCTTCATCCGCTCCGAGTCTACCCGCACCCCGACCGCATTGAACACCGACCGCGTTCCCTCCAACTCGTAGAGATGCAACACCGTGTCCCCGGCCAACCATTCCTCGTATCGCTCTCGCATCACCTACCCGCATCGGTACCACGTCTGCTGCTGCCAGCATATCACCCGCTCGGTGTCGCAGCACCACCACACCTGCTGCGCATCACTCCATTCTCGAATCGGCTCGCGCACCATCCGCTGCTGCTCCTGAAGCGCCCGCGTATAGCCTTGTACCTCGCGCGCCCACCCCTTCAAATCATCAATCGCTTGCTCAGCCTTCGCCATGCGCTGTGGGATTGTCCACCACGTCACTGCCGCCCCGAGCACGATCGCAAGCAGCCACCACCAGGCTTTCAACCGCGCACCCCACCGATCCCACTGCTCGGCCGTCACCCCATCACCCGCATCACTGGAACACACCCAAGAGGTCGGTTCCGCCACCACCGCTGGCATTGTCATCCTGATCCAGCCCGATGTTCGCCTGATAATCCCCGACGGCCCCGATGTCAGTGAGCGACTGCGGCCACCCGGTGCCAACGAGCGAACTACTCGAGGAGGTCACCGTGAAATCCAGGTTGGCCGCATCGGTAAAACTCGGCGCGCCTGTCTGCGCATTCGAGGTCGGACAGTTCAGCACGCCAGCGGTGGTATTGCCGTTATAGCCATTGTAGTCAAACACGTAGAAATGACCGCTCGCGCAGTTGAACCCGTACTGCCCATTATTCCCGGCGAAACTGTTGATCACGAACTCGTTCGCCGTGATCCCTTCCAAGCCCGAGTTCGACGCACCCGTGTTGCCGTAGTACACGTTCCCGATGTTGAACACGCCGGCTCCGCCATTCCCCGGCCCGGCGTTCTCGGCGAAGATGCTCCCCCAGGTCGGTGAGCCGTTGTTGCCGCCCGCACCGAGGCCGCGCCCGCCGTTATTGTGGAAGTTCGAGGCCACCGCCACCGTCCCGTTGTTCGTTTGCGAAGAACGGTACACACCAGCCGCCGCGTTGCCGTCGAACTCGCATTGATAGAGATAATTGGTCGAGCTATTAGCATACAAGTCATCCAGCCCTTCATTCCCGTGGTTCGAGCTGCGGACGTTCCAGTACAACACGCCACTGGAATCTCTGATGCCATCATCGGTACAATCATCAACCCAAAAGTTCCTAAATACGTTATAGCTGCCATCGTGCGACCACGCATTCGCGCTCGCCCCCCCATTACAGTCAAACTTCGGGCGATTACTCCCCGTGGGATTATCCCCGCGCGTGGCATTATAGCCATACCACTTAATCCAGTTGTTGTCCGATCCTGACGTACCCGCGCTAAAAGTTACGGTATACGTCCCGGCCTTCACATAGCAGGTGTTGCCCGCCACAATGTCGCCGCTCACCTCTTCCGGATCATCGCACGCGCCGCCGATTTTCAGCGTCGCACCGGTGCCGGTCGTCAATCCAGAGGACCGATCCACGATAATCGTGGTGCTGTTCGTGCGCGACGTGATTTCATAGCGATCGGCGGTAATCGAGGCGGTGCCGCCAGTGATGTAGAGCACGTTCCCAACGACATCGGTGCCGAAGTTGGCGGTGGCCGAGGTGATCGTCGTCGTACCGTTCGTCACCGCGTCCGTTACGGAATACTGCGCGGCATCCTGCTGCGTCCAGTCTGTACCGGAAGCCCCCGCCTTGAACCCGCACCCGTTCGTATTTGATCCGCTAGTGCGAACCTCCCACACGATCGCGGAGTTCAGCGCCGCCTGCGCTACTGGACACAAGATCGCCAGCATGGTCATCGCGGAAAGCGCCGCACGCCTGAGAGCGCGGATCATGGGATGTCCACCGCGTCCACCGCATCACCCTCAACCGCCAGCGCCTTCCCGTCCAACACACCAACGGGTTTCTGTCGGTTCGCATCAACCACCTTGGACGACGCGCCAACCAGCACGCTGTCGTGCAGCTCAATGGCCCCGTTCGCCTTCACCACACCGATGCGATCATGCTGCGACGTGTTGCACGCTTCTAGCGTCCAATCATCATATGTCCGCACGTTCACCAGGTTGCACCCGCGAAACGTCAAGTTATGCCCGACGCCCGCCTCCCGCACGATCGCATCAGTATCCGGCACCAGCTGCGCGAAATTGCACCCAACCCTGTACGGTCGCATCGTCCCATCTGGCTGCTGCACCTCGACAATCGCATCACGCTCGATGACTGTGCCGTCCGCGATTCGCACACGATGATAGACGTAATTACTCCACGTCGGACTATACTCAACCGTGCCCCGCTGTCCGTCATGCGCGTAATCCGCCGGTCGGCTCGTCGCGCTTACGGGCGTGTCGAACTCTCCAACTCGACGTTCGCGCCACCCGCGCGCATTCAGATCGGCTTCTTCCTTCTCCGTCAACGGCGCCTTGCCTTGCAGGAGGAGGCGCCCACGCTCCTGCCCAAGCTCCTTCGGGCCGGCCCAGGCCGTCCCGCAGACCAATGTCAGCAATCCAGCTACTAGCCACGTCGCACGCATCAGTTCACCTGATCCACCGTGTACGCGAACGTCACGCACGTCCGCGTGTTGGTGCCGCTCACAGAGGTCGTATGCCAGCCCACCCAATCGTTCGCGTCGATCGAGGCATTGGACAGCGAGCCGTCATCCGCGTCGTTACCGCCGTCCGCTGTGATATCGGACGAGTCCACCGTCGCGCAGGTCGCCCCTCCGCTGTCGCACTCATCCAGATGTCCGACGACGTTCGTCGCCCCCGTCTGCACCACATTCACCGAGCGAATGGTGATCGCCTGTGGCGTTTTCCAGATGGCCCCAAAGTCCCCGGCCGAGGTCGTATTCGTGATGCAGAAGCTGTGCGAGTCATACGCGGGCAGCGCATAGGCCGCCCCGGCATAGAACCGCAGCATCGCCCCGGCACCCGTTGAGGCATCCACCGCCACCTCTCCATCCGCATCTGTCGTGGGGTTCGTGCCGTTCGGGACTTCGAACGAGGTTGCCCCGCCCGCATCCATCGCTCCGGCAAGCACGCCCAGCGTGACCGTCCCGGCCGACAGGTTGCTGGCCGCGCCGGTGGTCAAACCGATACTCGTCAAGCTGATTCCCGTCACCCCGGTCGAACTAGACACCACTGCCGTATTGGCTGTGTCGTCAAGGTTTATGGTCAAATCTTCGTCACTGCCATCGCCCAACCCTAACAGGGTGAGCGCCCCGTCTCCGTCCGTCGTCATCCGAACCCCAGCCGAGCCGAGCGTTTCGGTCAGCCCGCCGACCGTGCCGGTGGCCGCGACGATCCAGTCGTTGACTGGCGCGCCGTCGTCGTCTGTAGTCCCGATCAGGAACCGCGTGTTCGCATCGTTCGTGTCATTCGTGCCCAGCCGCAACAGGGTCGTATCCGATGCCTGATCCGCATCCGTCGTGAGGATGGTCAGCACGTCCCCGCCATCCTCGGCCGACGTGAGGTCCTGATCGTTGCCAGCGAAGTCCACGGTACCCGCACCATCCGCATCCGCGATGGCGTTCCACTTGGTCGTGCCGCCGCTGGATGACGTGCCACAGGACCAGGCGTTCGTCCCCTGGTCATAGTTCAGATGGTTGCCGCCCGCATCGTCGCAGTCCGGCAGCGCCGCATACTGCAGCGTGTTCGCCGTCGACCCGATCAGCACATCGTCGTCGGCGATCGCATCGTCCGGGAACAGCACCGACCGATTTGAAGCCAGCGACGCAACCGACGACAGCGCGACGTAGTTCGACCCATTGTCCCCATCCTCTGCCAATCGCACCTCGCCAGATGAGGTCGTGCCATTTGCCGCGAACACGTGCGCGTTTCCGGTGATGATCGCGCTCGCCGTCACCGCCCCAGCGTTCCACGTCCCGGAGGTGATCGTGCCGACCGTCGCCAGCGCCGAGGCCGACGTCAGGTTCGCTAGCGTGTCAATCGCCGCCTCGATGTTCGTTTCCGTAGTCGCATCCACCACCAGCCCACCCGTCGTGGACAGGGTGCCGGTCACACTCAGATCAGGCCGAATCGTCGCAGCCGTCTGCGTAAATAGATAATCCGTCTGCGGCGTCCCATCCACATCCCCACGCGCCTGCAGGTAGATCACGTTTACATCGGCGCCGTCATTATGATCGAGCGCCACGAACCCAGTGTCCGCCGCTGTGTCTGCATCGCTATTTAGTATTGTCCAGACGAACTTGCCGTTGCTGTCTATGCTAGACGTGAAATCCGTCTCGAACCCGGCGAACCCGATCGTCGTATCCGCGTCCGGATCGGCGATGTCATCCCACGCGGTTGCGCTGCCAGCGGACTGTGTATCATCCTCCCAGGTGATCGTCCCGCCCGTGTTCCACTTCGGCACCTGGCCATTACCCGGCGCATCTGAGGCCAGCGCCGCCACAACAAATGTTGACGCGGTTCCATCAAAATGCTCCAACGCCCCACGCGACGCGGCCCAGGCGTTATTGTCGGCCGCGAGTTCCCCAAAAACATCGGTCGTAGGATCAGCGCCGTTCGGCACCTCGAAGGAGGTCTTGCCCCCGAGATCAACTGTGGCGGGTAGCGAGAGGGTCCATGTTCGATTCGCGGAAAGGTCTTGCGCCCCAGCACTGCTGCTGATCTCATTCGAGGTGCCCGCCACAGTGAGCGTGGTCGCGGCGTTGGCGGCGGTATAGCCGAGGCTCGCTTGATAACCGGTGCATACTGATCCAGTCGAACAGACCGTGCCGGTTTCAGCCGGAAGGGTCAGGGTCACATCGGCGGTTGAGGCGGGGCCAACCAGCGTTGCGGCGTTGCTGCCGTTATCGGCGTCCTCCTTGAAGGCGACTGATCCTGCTCCGGTTGCGCCATTATTGACCGAAGGCGTCACGATGGCCGGACTGCTGGCAAACACCAACGCCCCGCCCGTGCCCGTCTCATCCGAGAGATTGTCTGAAATCCCAATCGAGGTCGTCAGGCTGGTCACCACGCCTGTCGTCGTCGCCACGCGCATGATGCCAGAAGAGAGCGAGGCAAGGGCTTGCTCGTTTGAGAGCGTGCCATTGGCCGTCTGGGTGATGTAGGTAGCATCCACCGGAGCACCGCTGCTAGTGCCACAAGCTGCGCCAGCGGTCACTAGATTGCCGTTCGCATCCCACTTGACGCACTCGTCGGTGCTGCCAGCCGTCCCGCGTGTAAACCCTCCAGCATTGCCCACTTCATCAGACAACGCCGCCGCCAGCCCGGCCGAATTGGTCAGCTCCTCCTCGAAGTCCGTACAGGATTCCACTGCGCCTGAGGCATCCACCCCTAACGGCGCCTGCGAAGCAGAGCAATTCGCCCCATTCGCCGCCAACGCCGTTGCGGTACTCGCGTTCCCGGTCACCGGTCCGGCGAACCCGGTGGCCGTCAACACACCCGTGCTGGCGTTATACGCAAGCCCCCCATCCGTCTTAACCGCGAGCGATCCGGTCGCGCTATCCACCATGATGGGAAATGACGTGCTGTCTGTGCTATCCACGACGGTCACCGTGGACGCCACCGTGGCGAGATCAATCGTGATGGTATTGGGAATCTGCCCATCCGTAGCCGCCCCACTCAACTCGGAAAAGGCCACCTGCCCGCAGGTCAGCGTCCCACTCTGCGAAATGTCCGTCACATACTGCCCAGCCGAACACCCGGACGGATTGGCCGTCAGGATCGACAGCACTTGTTTCCACTCCCCCGCCGTGTCACAATCCCCGGCCGAGGGCACACACTGCCACAGGGTCTGCGCGTCCGCCTCATAACACAAATGGGTGAACTTCCCGTCAGTCAGACTCGTGCAGTCCGTCGCATGCGTCCGATAGGTGTACGCATACGTGGCCGCCTCAACCCGTCCGGCCAGCGTGCACAGGGCAATCCCGATCGCGGTAAGCCACCCCAGCCTCCGACTCATACCACCGCTCCAGCCGGGGTATCGCTGACGATCTGTAGCGCGTGCCGGCAGTTCGTCTTGCACACGGTGTCAAACCCCGGTCGCGGAGCTTCTGCGATCAACCAGGGATTCCCCTGCATGGCTTGGTCACAGGAATCACATGTCCCCTCATCATCCGCCCCGACGAAGTTGACCCGAAGATTGTGCGGCGTTCCGAACGACTTGACCGCATCCTCCTCCACCGCCCAAAACGCCGAGGCATACATCCCGACCCGTTGCTCGAACCCCTGGAGCGTCTCGGCTAGGGCGGCTTTCACCGCACCCTCCGTCCCGTGCTCCGACGCCGACAACCCGCCGATCGCGGCCACGAGATCCGGCAACAGGCTGTCCTGCACGAACCGACGATTCCAACTCAGACTGCGGCTCAGCACCACCTCCGTAGTCGCCTCGCGCAGAGATTCCTTCATGGCGGCTGACAGGTGGGCACGCACATACGTCCGCCCCAGCTCCACCGCTTGGGGAAACCACGTCGTCGCCGCATGCCCCAAATCCTCACCGAGCAACTGCACCGCCTCCGCCAACCCGGTCACATGCCCACGCTTCGCCCCAGCGGGACCAATCACCGACAACTGACGCTGCACGCGCTCCGCAAACACGCGATACGCCCGTGACAACGCCTTTTTGTACGCCCCCAACTTATGTTCAACAGTCGCCATCTTGTCCGCGATCTGCACGGCCGCCTGTCGCGTCGGCACAGTCACAGTCTCGACTACCTTCGGCGTCCCGCGCGCTGCCAGCTCCTGCTCGAACTTCACCTGTGCCTTCGCCTCACGCTGCGCCGTCTCCACCTTAAGCTGTTGCAAATGCGCGTCCACATCATTGATCCCACGCGCGAGCATGAACTGCCGGGCGGCTTCCTCCTGGTCGATCAACCGCTTATCCACCGCAGTCGACAACGCCGCACTCAACGTCGCGAGATTGTCATCCAGAATCGCCGGAAAATCTAAATCCACCGTTCGATCCACATCAGTCACAATCTTCCAACGGTTTTCCTTCGGCACAAACTCCACCTCACCCGGCAACTCTCCGGCCAAAATCGCCAGGTCGATGCGCCGCTGAATAAGACGATCATACACCGCCGTCCAATCCTGCTGCTGCATCCGAAATCGCTTCACCATCGGCAATTCCATCGCATCCGCCGTCGCGAGGTTTCCCGTCTCCGGGTTACCGTAATAGTGCTCAAAAATACCAGAAGCCGCCGCCACCATGAGCACCATGTTCCGCAACCCCTTGTCGTGGATCTGCGCACCGCCCGTCGGTGTATTGACCGGGTCTAAATCGATCAAATCATTCCCGACCCAAATCCCGCCCACGGTCGGCATCGGGTTTGTCCGCCCCACCGTCGCCTGGTGACGGGCTGCGGCGGCCTGCACCTGCGCCGGTGTCCCCTTAACCTTCTTCTTCCACGACCACTGCGCGAGGTTCTTGATCAACGTCGCCATGTCCCCGGCCATGTCCTTATGCGTGCGAATCCAATCCAGCCCACGCAACAACTCCGGGATGCCAAACACATCGTTCGGATCACAATTATAGCGAAAGTGCAGGATACGCTGCGTCACGAGCTTCTCCGCCGGCCCATCGTACGCCAACTCCGGGGCTGCTAGCTCCATATCCGGATAATAAAGCCACTTACGCTCCGTAAACCCGTAGACATCCGACTTGAAATCATACCGCCGCGTCTGTCGGCTGCACTTATAGAACTGACGGCGACTCCGGTCCTGCGGGTCGCAAATCACGTCTGCCACCTCCAGCAGGTCCTTAAGCCGCACCTTCAGCATCCCGGTCGCCTCGTCCTCGTGCAGCACGAAGAACAGGTTTCCCTCCGTATGCCGCTTGGCCGACAACGCCCACTGCGCCTGCGGGGAAGTCAATACCTCCCGATTGTCCGGATCATTCCAAAACTCCTCAATAATGGCCTGCACACGGACATCCTTCGCCTTCGGCAGACTCACTCCATTGCCGAACACGAACGCAGTGGTCAAATTCACCCACTGGCCGGCGAGCGGGCTCCGAATCCAAAACTGCCGGCACAGGGTCGCAATCTGCCCCAAGGGCATCGGCAGGTACTTGGTCGAGGACGGACTCCCCTGCGCCACCGAGGTCCAACCCACATCCTCCAGATCGCGCTGCAACTGCGTGACCGTCTCGCGCAACTCATCCACAACCCCAGCCTTAGTCAACTCCACCCCGAACACGCGCATCAGTAATCGCCCCCGATCACCACATCCTCGCTCGGCATTCCCATGTCCTGATCGTCCACTAGCTCGGTCATCGATACCTCGGTGGCCACCTCCCCATGCTGAAGCGCCCAGCACACCCCGGCCACCGCATCCGCCAGGTCCTTGCTCCCCTTCGGGGGGTGATCCACCTTCTTCCCGGCCACCAATTCCAGCCGCTCCAACTCGCGCTGCAAACTCGCGTGTGCCGGCAAGGTCAACCGATCCCCATAAAGCAATTCTTTCATCGTATCATACGGCCCCATCGTCCGGTCCGTTGACTGCTCGACCGCGACAACTCCCTGCTTGGCGAGCAACTGAATCGAGTCCGCACTCTGCCATCCGTCGTAACTGACGCTGGCGATGGGAAACCCTGCCGAGGCCAGTCCGAGGATCACTTGCCGTATCCGGTCGAAATCGACCTCACGCTCCCCACACGCCACCCCATCGGGAAACCGTGCCACATGACTCTCTGGCACAAATTGCGCCACAGCGTCGATCACGACTCCTTCACCCGCCCGGTGGCCCACCGCCACCCCGCAGGCATCCCGCGTGCGTCCCAGGTCCACATGGACCGCGTAGAGGGCCTCCTGGGGCTGCCAGGGCGCCCGCACATCCCGATTCAACCCTCGAAACGCTCGGACGATCGCCTCCCGATCGCGCAGGTACGGTTCTAGCACCAAACTCGGCACCGCCCCGAAATCCCGCCACGCCTTCTCTGGATTCACATCAAACGCATCCGCCAAATCCATCGGGATGCGCACCGTCTCCCCACTCACCGGATGCGCGGCATACCGGAACGTCTCGGACCGGGACGGCCGGCTCTCCCACGTTGCCCGTCGACGAGCGAAAATCCCCTCATCCACACTTGCTCGCTGCATCAGCGTCTCCACAAAATCATCCACATACCGTGGCGAGGAGATGGTGATCAGCAACCCATCCTGCCCGAAGCGGGACCGGATGCGCCGGAGGATCGCATCATGAATATCCTGTGCCCGATCGCTCTCGTCCGTATCCGTATAAAACGCCGCCTCATCGAGCACCCCGGCAAACACATTGTACCCGAGTGGAAATGTACTACTACTATTCCCTGGGAATACCGTAATCCCCTTCGGAAACCGCAACTCAGACTTCACCGACGGTTCCGGTAGCATCCCATGTTCGGCGAACCACGGACACTCATCAATCCGCTGCTTCACATCCCCGAACACCACGCGACGGGCCTGCGGCCCGGTGGGACTCATATTCAGCACCACGATCCGTGACCCATTCGCCAACCGGTAAAACGCCTGCGGGTTCCGCAAACACGCCAACCGGTACACCAGATACGCGATGGCTATGGACGACTTGAACGACTTGCCACTTCCAATTCCCTCGCAGAACACCGCCTCACGATACGGCGCCTCACCCGCTTCACGATCGAACAAGGCAATCAGGTCCTCCCGCACACTCGGCCACACTCGCGTCCCCCCCAAGAACCGCGCATCGGACAAAAACGTCCGCATCCCGACCGGCGGTTCCTCGAACCCCTGCAATTTCGCACGCAGGAGGGGAATCGACTCAGCCGGCAGACGGTCCAGAATGGCTGTTGCCCGCGCCATCCGTTCCGAGGCGGGCGACGAGCTGCTGTCGCTCATCTTCGCGTAGGACATGCTCCAGTTCCTCAACGGCCGTAGTTACGGCCTCATCGAAATCGGTCTGCTTAAGGGTTAGGGGTATTTCGTCTTTCAGGAGGAACATCACGGCAGCCAGCGCCACACGATCATCGCGACTGTCGATCAGGTTGGAGAGACGGGCAATCGCTTTCGGCTTGAGACCCTGCAACCGTCGCACCAGCGGCTTCATCGCGTCCGCATAATAATGCCGGAACAACGGGTCCTGCGTCCGCCATTTATGCAGCGTGCCGGTGCTCACCCCCAACAACTCCGCACACTGCTGCTGCGAATATGTGCCGTTGTTCAGGAGCGACAGGTACTGCTGTTTCAACGGGGAGAGATCAACGAACCGAGGCAACGTACGGGCGTGCTCATGCGGGAGACAATCCGGCGCCGGCTCATGCAACGAGCCGTTGGAAGGCGCTCCGGAATCCGATGCGCCCGGAATCTCCGGAACGGAAGCCCCGCCTGCTGTTTGCATTACCTTCTAGTCATCGCACACATCCCCCGCTTCGTCAAGCACAAAATACCATCGGACACCGTTCCGCGCCCCCTTACTCCACACCCACGCGCGACAACGCCTAACGAGCCTGCGACTCCTGTTGAATTGCCTCCTGCGCCTGCAAGGTCATCGCCTGCACAATCGCCGTCGCCAACATCAAATGCGACGCTTGCCGCTGCAGAATACCTGGAGAAAGCCCAAACGCTGTCAAATCGATCACTTCTTGCGACAACACTCGCACCGCCTGTTGCAGGTGCGCGAGTTCTTCTCGACTGATCATTCCCCCACCCACGCGGCAGTCATTCCTGGACCTCGCAGATAGCCGCTGCCCACGGCTACCACAATAGGCCGCGATCCATAACGTGGGGTTCGACGATCTGGGCCGCCTGCTCGCGTTCCTCCCGCCGGGCGGGGGATGGGGGGGATGGGCATTTCCCACTGAATCATCCGCGCGGCCTCCCGTCCTCCTCCGCTTTCCCTATGATCCCTGACTCCCTCTTGCGGTAACACCGATCAACCCTCCCATGCGCCTCGCACAAACGCTTCTCAATCTGCATATCCTCCCAATTGGACCGGAACCGGCTCCAGGCATATCGCCACCACGCGATTGACTCCGTGAGAATAATCATCTGCGACCTCAGCAGAGGATTCAAATGCACCCGATAGCCTCGACTCCTCCTACGCGCAGTCATCCTGATCCCCCAGACGATCAGATGCCCAACGGCCCGACGTGATGCTCCGTCTCCACCGGCCGATCACTCAACAAACTGACCACCGAGGGTTCCACAGGCGCCGACACGCGCTCCCCGGCCCAGCCGCTCGCGACCAGCACGCTCCCGATCGTCACCGCCAGCACCGGTGCGGGCGCTCCGAACGCCAACGCCGCCCCGACCAACACCGCCGAGCCGCCCACCACCGCATGCTCCACCGTCAACCGGGCTGTCGTCTGTCCGAGGGAGCTAATAATCACCTTCCCGCTCCGATCCGTCTCCAACGCCTGCGCCGGCACCGCCCCAATCACCATCGCCACAATCACCGCCACACTCGCTCCCGCCTTCACCATCTGTTGAACCCTCCGACGTGCTCGCTCATGCCGGTACGCGCGCTTCAGCCCCAGCACCTTGGCCTGCATCCACAACCGCTCCGCGCGATTGCGGCAACTCACAATGAAATCATGTTTGTTCTTGACCATCCCCTGCTGCGCCATCCCGGAACTCCTCCTCCGCTCGTTTGAACTCGGCGGCCCCATCCTGCCTGATCCGGCCGCGCATCACCTCCTGCAACAACCAATCCGCCTGCTTCACCAACGCTGCCGCCGTAATGACAAGATCAGACTTCGCCATCTGCCGCAACTTAAGCGCGCACCGCACGTCCACCGTCCCATCCTCCTTGCGGACCACCTCCATCCCGATAGTCCCCAAGTTAACGCTCATGCCACCCCCCGCCCGGCCATCACGCCTCCCGCACCGCGACCCACGCCGCAAAGTTCATCCACCGCCACACGCAATCGACCTCCCGAAACCCGGCCTGCCGCAACAGTTCCTCATTCCACGCCGCCGTCACCGGCACCAGCACCCCTTCCAAGCTCAACCGCTTCCGCTCAATCTCCTGCGATGAATACCCGTGCGCTTGTTTCATCGCCAAATACTGCGCCACTTGGATCGCATTCAAGTCGGCCGTCGCCCCGAGGACTTTCTCGACCAACACCACTGCCCCCCCGGGCTTCGTATGCCGGTACATCTCCCGCACAATGCGTTGTCGATACTCGATCGGCACAAACTGCAGGCACAGCACGCTCAACGTCAAATCCGCCTGCCCCGGCGGATACCCCGTCCGCAAATCGATCGGCAATAGACGCACCGTCCCGCGCTCGATCGCCTCACCAAACCGCTGACAAAACGCCTCCCGCATCGGCCGGCTCACCTCAACCCCCACATACTCCACCGTATCACCGAACTCCGACACGAACGGCGCCAAATCATCCCCGCGCGAGCACCCCAACGCCACGATCGTGGGCCGCGGCAACACGGAACTCCGCGCCACAAACTGCCGCCCAAGCTCAAACACCGCCTCCCGCATCACCGCATACTGCGGGATGCTCCGCGCGAGCATATCCGAGAACGATTCCGCAACCTGCCGGTCAAACGTCCAGCGGCCACTGGGGAGCACCCGATCCCGGCGCTGTGTGCCACCAACTGCATGAGTGCGACGGCCTGCCGCCGATGCTGTGGATCGTTCCACCACCGATTGACGCCGCTCGGATGCGGCAACGTCACCAGCCACGGTCGTCCGGCTTCGACCACCAGCCCGCACGGCTCGCCCTCGACCGCCATCGCGTCCGCCACCTTCCGCCCGAGCAATACCACGATGTCGCGCTCGGTAACCAACGGCCACACCACCTCGCGCGCGTACCGGCGCGCCGCCTGAGGCTGCCACGCGTCCCCTGTCCCGCTCCGCGCTCGTCCGGGCCACCGGCCCAACAGGTTCACGAATCGCGCGCACTCGATCAGCACCTCGTACGGAACCCCGCATAATTCAGCCAGCCGCCTCCCCGTCTGTCCCCCGGCCCACGACCGATTCTCCCTCGTCATCCTGCTCGGCGCCTGCCCCACGAAGATCAGCATCCCCCCTCCCAACGCCCCACCGCTCCGCCAAATCGCGATACAGCGCAGCTGTCGCCTTCCGCCCCTTCACATTCACCACCGGATCATCCAACAACTCCGCGCACCGATCCGCGATTCCGGTATCCCCCAACTGCAAGTTCTGATGCGGTGGTACGCGAACACGCCCAAACGCCTCCGAAAACGCCGCACGCGTAAGCTCCTTCTGCCGCGGCTTGTTGCACGTCTCCCACGGCAACGCGCGAAACACCGCCTGCATCGCCTCGCTCCGCCACGGCACCGCGACCTCGATCCCCAACGTCGCCGCATACGTCCGGATCATCGCCACCTGCGCGTAGTTCGGATCAGCAAACTTCATCGCCCGAAACTCATCCAGCCCGGAAATCCCTCTAGGCTTATAATGCACCATCCCCTTCCGGCTCAGCACATAATGGGCATCCGCACAATCCCCGGTCACCACCAACTCATCCCCATGAGCCTTCGCCGCATCCAACAACCGCAGTCGCGGCCACAAGCATTCCACGTCAGCCTTTTTCCTCGCCCCAAGCCTCAACACGCGCTGTAGATCCCGCAACACCTGCTGCTGCTCAACCGGCAACATGACCGGGATGAACGTCAACTCGAACGCCCGCGCCGTCCGCAACGCCGTCCGAAAATCCCGACTCTCCCGATCCTCCCGCCTGATCGAAAACACCGTGGGCCGCACCCCCATCGCCAACAACGCAAACAACACGCTATGGCTGTCCGCCCCGCCGCTCAAAAACACCCCGACCTCGCGCTCCTGCGGACAATGCGTCGCCAACTCATCCAGCAGCACCTGCCGCACGCGGCCCGCCAACCGCTCCTGCTCCTCGCTCATGTCGTCAACGCCTCCCGCACGCTACCAGCGACCGCCGCCATCAACGGAGGCGGCACCGCTCTCCCAATCCGCTCCCACTGCTGGTCATATGTCCCCGTCAACACGAAATCCTCCGGAAACCCGGACACTCGTTTCAACTCTGCAATCGTCAGCGTCCGCGGCTCATCCGGATGACACAGATTCTGCATGGACTGGACCGCCGTCGGCACCGGCCGGTTCCACGCCAGCCGCCGCATATTGAACCGGCTCGCCTTCCCGGACAACTCTGACGACGCCGCCGAAAAATTCCTACCGGGCTGTGTCCTGTGATACAAAAGCTCGTCACGCTTGGTCAGCATCCGACACTCCCCGTCTAACCGTCCTTCCGGCAACACATCCCGCAACGTGCGATACTGCGGAAACGGCATCGGCGTCTCCGGCTCCCGCTCTCCGAGTCGCACGCCCAGAAAAAACACCCGCTCTCGCAGTTGCGCCACCCCATACCACGCCGCATTCAGCACCATCGCCCGAACCACATACCCCGGCGCCATCAGCGCCTGCATAATCTCGTTGTATGCGCCCTTCGCCCGCCCAAGCACCAACCCCTTCACATTCTCCGCAACGAACGCTCGTGGCCGCAGCTCGCTCAGCACCCTCGCATACTCGAAGAACAGGTCATCCGTCCGCTGCTGCGTGTCCGAGTACTTTCGCACCTCGCCCCACCCCTTATCCCGCTTCCCGGCCATGCTGAAGCTCGCGCACGGGGGACTCCCCTCTAGCACATCCACACTCGACACCCCGGACTCGCGCCGAATCAGGTCCCCGCTCACCGTCCGGATGTCCGCCTCAGACAGCGGCACGTCTGGGAAATTCGCACGATAGGTGTCCCGCGCCGACGCCACAAACTCGTTCGCCCACACCGTCCGAAACCCGGCCTGTCGAAATCCAAGACAACTCCCGCCCGCCCCGGTAAACGTGCTCGCCACCGTCAGCATCACCACCGGTACCCACAGGTCGGACACACCTGCGTCGTCCCTAACACCGGCTCCAGCAATTCCACAGCCTGCCCGCGCACCGCACACGGACCATCCAACAACTGAGGCAACGCCTCAGCCGTAAACCCGATCGCATCCAACTCAATCGACGGAATCGCCTCCACCATCGCCCGCAATTTCCCCAAGTCCCACGTCCCCTTGATCCGGTTCAGCGCGATCAAGAGCGCCAGCTCCTCCTGCGCTCCGAGATCGACCGTCACAACAGGCACCACCTCCCACCCCAACCGCCGCATCGCCTCCACGCGCTGATGCCCCCCCAGAATCACCCCACGCCGCCCCTCGCGCGTGTTCACAACCACGGGTTCCACACACTGATATTGTCGCAAGCTCTCAACCAGCCGATCCAACTCCTCCGGCTCAATGGTCCGCGGATTCCGCTCGTGCGGACGCAGCGCCGCTATCGGCCACACCGTCGTACTCAGGGAACCAGGGTTCGGCATCGCGGACACCGCTCCTCTCGCGCAGCCCCCATACTCGGAACCGCATCCAACCGCCCTCCGGACACCAGATTGCTAATCTCCTGCGGCAACAACCCAGTCACGTCCTGGACCGGCGTCCCGTGAAGCTCGCTCACCACAGACGCCAGCCGAGCCTCATCCCATCGACCGGACAGATTGTTCAGCGCCAAGTTCAACCGACGCTCCGCCGCTTCCGGCAACGACACCCACACCACCGGCACCGTCGCCCATCCCAAGCTAATCGCCGCCGCCAATCGCTGATGCCCCCCCACCACGATCCCCACCCGCGACGGATGGCGATTCGCCACAATCGGCTCCACCATCCCAAACGTCGCGAGACTCCGCGCCAACGCCTGCTGCTCATGTGCAGGCATAATGCGCGGATTATACGTCGCGGGCAACAACCCGGTCACCGCAACCTGCTCAACGTCCATCCGTCCCCTTTGGCCGCTCAACTCGACCCATCCGCAATCGCTCGCGCAACCGATCTGGACGATACCGCCTCGCCCGACACCGGTGCTCCTCATCCGGCACAATCAACCGGCCACAATGATCGCACGGCCCAGCCGGAGGACACTGAATCACGGGCATCTGAACGCGCTGCCCTCACTCCCCGCCATCGCGATCGAACGCCTGTATGAGCGACGCATCGCGCTCAACCGGCGCAGGCACATTCCGTTGCAACGCCAGCAGCTGCACCCGCAACTCCTCCGGCGCCTCCCGCAGCATCCCGAGAACCACATCGACCCACCGCTCCGGCGATAGCACATCATCCACGATCCGGCTCGCCCCGACCCGATCACTCGAGTACTTCACGATCCGCACATTCCCCGCCCCCGTCCGCTCGAACGCCCATCCACGTCCAGGATGCACCGTCCCTGCCTGCTCCGTCAT